CCACAACGATGGAGAGGATGGTCCGCAAAGGATTTTTCCCGTTCCCGCCGCCATGCACCGGGGCCAGGATCAGGACATGGGCATTGACGTCTGGAACGGTGCCCGACCACGCGGATCTCGGCACCGGCACGCCGTCAATCTCAACATCGAGTTGATAGGTCCGCATGACGGCCGGGACGCCGGATTCCTGGTACATGGCATCCACGATTTGACGCAGCGTCGCGCCATGCGGGGCCTGCATGATCTTGGGAGCCCGGAACGGAGCGGGGCGAATGATGACGGACCTATCCTGCATATCTGCGGTACTCCTCTACCCTGTGACGCCACAGCGGGGCGGTAAAGTCCTCAACGGATGAATCAATTCCGTGCTGGGCGTGCAGCATGCGGCGCCTGTCGATGACGAGCCCGGCATGCCAGATGAATTTCCCGGTGCGGAGGAGGACAATATCCAGGGGTTGAGGCTCCTCGATCCTCTGCCATGCCTCCTTGTGCTCCGCGTAGGCCCGGGCGACCCTGCGGAGGGACGCCGGGGAGTCGTCACAGGCAACGTCGGTGAAGGCGGGCAACTCGATCCCCAGGCGCTCGCGGTACACGAGGACAATCAGGCCATAACAGTCAACCCCGGCCCGCGTCCTGCCGTTGATGAGAAAGGGGATTCCGGTGTATTCATCCGTCCATGGCATCAGAACAGCCCCCGGAAATAGGCCGGGGAGAAACTGCCGGCGGGGAAGGGCTCACGCTCCAGGGTCTCCAGTTTCAAGGTTCCAGTGATTGTCGTCGCGTCATAGCTGATGTTTGTTAAAAGAAACTCCGGCCACTGCGCCTCCACGGTATCAAGGTCATTGTCCATGACCATTTCAACCGTGATCGAGGCGGGCGTAAAGATGCTTCGAACGGTCTCGGTAAGGTCGCGGTGGACGTTGTCAACCTCCAGGGTCATTTCCCCTGGCCCCTCGTCTTTGTCGTCGGGCAGGCGGATCCGGACCGGACAGAAAAGGAAGGCGTCGCCCCGACTCACGGTCCCATAAACAACCTCTTCATCCGTCGTCAACTCCTCCAGGCGTTGCGTGGGATCGGTGCTGATCCGGATAGGCTCCGCGAGGTCGGCGTGATCGATGGTAAGAAGGGCGATCAGGACGCGGCCCGTTTCGGCGGCATAGGCGGCTTCCCGGAAATTCAGGGATACGGTCGTCATGGCAGGATCTCCAGGCTCATGTTGACCTCGTAAATTCCGGGATCGACTGCGGACCACCCCGGAGCCTCCTTGAACCGCATTTCAACGGCCGTTCCGCTGTCCGTGGGCTCTGTCCAGGAGAAACGGAGACTTCCATCAAGGAGGTCATCGGCATGAAAGTCTTTGAAAATCTCCAGTTGGGCGGCCGTCATCACGAGCTTCCCCTGCACAGGACGAACGGCGGATGAAGCACGGCGCCGGACCTTTGCCGGACCCGTATCCATGGCGGACCGCAGGTTATTGTCCCTTGCGCCCTCCTGGTATCCGCTCACAAGGAGGATCTGGGGAAGAGTCACAGGCCAAACAGGGACTGACATTTCGTTACCTCGCTACCAGGGTTTCCCGGGCTCCGAAGTTCTGCCGGACCGCCTTGTTTGACTGACTGCCGAACGTAGACAGCTTTTTCCCCACGGCGGCGTCGATCATGACATCAATCTCCATCCCCCGGGGCGTCTCGCGGCTGCTCTGTGAGACCTCGGCACCGGCGTTGTTGATGATGTTGACCGTGACCGCCCCGCCTGCTCCCGATGCCTGGACGCCCAGGTCACCGGAGGCCGTTCTTTTCAAGGGCAGGATTCCCTCCGCTCCAGCCTCGCCCATAAGCCCGTAACCGTGGGCCATGGGAAAGATGGTCGGGCGATCGACAACTCCGCCCCGAGCGTAGGGGAGGATGCGGCCACGGGAAAAGGCGTCGCCGTGCTGCTCAAAGACCATTCCGCTCCAGTCGCCGCCCAACTCGCTGAGGGCGGAACCCGTAAAACCGGATATGCTCGTGGCCAGGGGCTTGGTAAGGTTCTGATATACGAGCATTCTCAAGATGTCTGAAATCATGGAATCAATCATGTCCGCGAAGGAGGTCTTCCCGGTCATGGCAAAGTCCACGATTGCCTCAGAGCTCGACTTTCCCCAGCCCTCAATGGCCTGTTTCAGTTCGTCAAATTCGCTTTTGGTGCTGTCCTTCAGGTCCTTGGCGTACTTCTCCGCGGCCTTCTGATAGGAATAGAGGCTGATTTCCCCGGCCGCATAGAGTTCATCCAGGGTACGAAGCTTGTCGGCGTACTCGTCCAGGGGCGTCACGAGGTCGGCGATCACGCCCTTGAGCTTTTCGTGTCTCTCGATCACGGCAAGCTGGGAGTCGGCGAAGTTGATCTGCTCCTCCGTCGCCCCGGCCATGGCCATGCGGTAAAGCGTTGCTTCCCTGGTCGTCATGCCCAGGACTTCCGCTTGCTCCAAAAGCCCCATGTTCTGCTGGTCGATGGAATCCCGAATGGCGTTGACGCGCTCCTCTTCCTTGATCAGAGACTGTAGGAGGTCTATTTCCCGGGCCATGAGGATAAGCTTGCTTTTCTGGGCGGGGTCGAATTTCGCATAGGATCCGGATGTCACTTCAAAGAGCATCTTCTGTTCCCGGGTGACCTCGAAAATGGATTCCCGTTCCCGGTCCATATTCATGATCGCCGCTTCCTGCTGCTTGCGGAGTTGTTCGGCATCCGCCGCGGCCTTCTTCCCGGACGCCTCCTTGTCTCGCGCCGAAGCCGCCCCTCTTTCCAGGGCCTTCGTTGCGGCCTCCCGGGCCTGCTTGATCTTTTCCTCTGCCTCCGCCCTGCCCTTCGACCTCTCCTTTTCGGCATTGTCGATCTGGGCTTTCTTTGTCTCCAGGTCCGCCAGTTTCTTTTTCAGGTCATCGACGTTCTCTGTCAGACCGGTAAAGGGGTCTGTCGCCGGGAATTCGATTGCGGTCTTCAGGGCTTTAATCTGCTGATCCATGGTCGTGCCGTAGATCATGTTTCCGATTCCGCCGAGGGCGACCCACAGCATCATCAGCTTCCCGCCCTCTTTCCTGGCCTCGATCATCGCCTGCGCGATATCGTTTAGGGCCGGGAGCATGTCGTTCATGATTCCGTAGGTTAGCCCTTTTCCTGCGGTTTTGAGCTCCAGAAGCTGGTCGTTGAACCTCTCCGCGGCCTGCCCGGTTTTGGTGTCTATTTCGATGCCCAGTTCCCGGGCCGCGTCCTGGAGCGCATTGATTCCGATGGACCCCTGGTTCAGCATGGGGATCAACTCTGCGCCGCTGCGGCCGAATAACTTCATGGCGATGGCGGTCTTTGCCGTGCCGTCGTTGAGACTTACAAACTTGTCCGCGACTTCCTTAAGGATTTGCTCTGAGTTCTTGAGGTTCCCGTTACTGTCCGCGATCTCAATATCGAGGGCGGCCAGGGCGTCCCGCGCATCGCCCATGCCCATGGACGCATCAAGCACCCCCTTGCTCAACTTCTGTAGCCCCTTCTGCAGGGTCTCCATTGACGTGCCGGATATATCGGCGGCATAGGACAGGGTTGACAGGGCCTCGGTTGATATGCCGATCTTTTGGGCTGTCTTCGACATATTGTCTGCGGTGTTGATCGCGGACTTGATCATCATGGCGAAGCCCGTGGCGGCCGCAACGGCCATCATCCCGCCCAGACGGTTGACGGTGCTGATGGTATCGTTGAAGGAGGTCTTCAGGCGACCCATGGCCGCCTCGATGCCTTTCCCGTGCTTCTCCGCGCCTTGCCGGGCCTTGCCCATGTCCGATGTAAATTGGGCATGGTCAGCGGTCATTTTTGCGCGAAGGGCTCCGATTTCCTCAGCCATTACCGCTTCCCCTTGTTCTGCTTATTGATGGACTTGAAAATGGCCGTCATCTTCGCCTCCAGGTCCTTGGGTGCCGGCGCCTCTTTGGGTCCGGTTCGGATCATGAGGCTTTCCAGGTCGGGCAGTTTCTTAATCCGCGTCATGAGCCCGACGTGCCATGCCTCGGCGGCCAGGCCGTCAGAGCGGGCAACAACAGCCTGCCGGGACAGATAGGGCGTCAGGCCCCAGAATTCGAGAGCAGAAACGC